CTGTCATGCCTCCCGGCTTAGTTCGATCTTCGCCTGCTCTTTCGCTTGCTCGACATCAATCTGCTCGTATAGCTGATCAACCTTCTCCTGCCGCCGATCCAGCGCTTTATAGCGCTTCAAGTGCTCGTTATAGGTGTCGTGGTATGGCTGCATCTGGTTAAGCAGTCTCAGCTTCTCAGTGGTGCAATTCGTTGCGTTGCATTGTCTCGCAAGCTCGTCTCTCTTGGCGAAGCTGAAGTCCTTCATGCGGTCCAGTTCTTTACGGTAATCCTCCGCCAATTTCGCGGACTGGAACTCCCAGCGGTGGTAAAGGATCTCGCTACGCTTTGGCAGGCGATGAAAGAACTGGCGCCGAACCCAAGAGATCAGCTCGGCATGCGTCATTTCATCAAGGATGTCTTTCTTTGTGCGCATTAGATTGCCTCCCGGCGTGTAGGGTGGTGCCAAAGTGGGGTGTGGTTAGATAATCGCGGTCATCGTTTTGGATCCGTCGCCGTGCTCGGTGGTCAGCATCATTGGCGCCGGTCTACCTCCTCGGCGTATGAGCGCGTTAGCTTGCGTAAAGACTGGGTTGGGATTGCCTTCGCCATCAGGCAGCAGACTGCTACAGATAAGGCTTGAGCAGTCCTCGCCGTTAGGGCCTTCGCCGTCATGCGCGATATCAAAGCTGGCCATCATGGCGATACCGTGCCTCTGGCAGGTCTCGATGATCTGCTGCATCAGTGGGCTGATTGTTTCGTCGTACACCTGTTCTTTGTTCATGACATTACTTCTCCCTCCCGCAATGCAGGATGTAGTTTTGGTGGGTGAGTGGGGTTAGTTCCAGCGGTTGCGCTTGTTTCGCTTGCGCTCGCCTTTGGATTGGCGGGTGTAAGGGGTCGGCCTGAAATGAAGTGACGGGTTGTGCAGATCACGAACCGGAATGCGTGATAAATCCTCCAGCATTGGGTCGACTATCGGAATATCAGCCTGGTCGACAAGCTCAACCCGGCGATTATTGAGCGTTTCTGCAAGCAGCGCAATCAGAGCTGACTTGCCGACGTGTGACGCACCGGTTACCAGTATTCGCTTTGGCCCGCTCACTCTCCACCTTTCTTGCTCTGCTGGGCGCGATGTCGATCTAGTTCCTGCTGGATGCGCTTTGCTCGATCTCGTCCTGCTCGGACTGCGCGATCCGAATCGGCTTTTATCCGCTTCTCGTCCTGAGCAATCATGCGAATCTGCTCTTCACACATAAGCTCCCAAAGCATCCATCGCTGCTCATCTGGCAGTGCGTTGTACCTGTCGGTTGCTTCGCTCATGATTCCTCCCCACTGCCTGACTTGGCTATTGCAGCCACCGCGAAAGCAATGCGCTGGTCGTGCTCCTGCTTTAATTTGTCAACAGCCTGTGTCAGCGCGTTTCCGTACTTGCCTGAGATGCCAGAGGGCTGTGAGTCTGCGTCAATGAAATGCCTCAATGCCTCGACCAACTCCGCAATCCGCGCCTTGTCTGCTGCGCGGGCGGCTTCGTGGTCGGTGAGGCGGATGAGGCTTTCAACCTGCTCGCCCTCGTCATCCCAATCCATCACCGTGACTTCATGCATTGTCGCTTCTTTCATTCCGGCGATCATCCAGGCCACCACCTCCGGCTTATCAGTCATGGCTTTGCTCCTTGCGCATAGACTTCGTGACAAACTGATCCCACTCTTCAGCGCTTACCTCGCGCCCCGTCTTCAGCGCTGCTTCCAGATCGTCAGCAGGCGGATTGAATAGGATGGTTTTGCTCTGCTCCATGTCGTCAACGATGTAGCGCGTGCGGCTGTCTTTGAATGCTTTATCGAGTTCTAGCACAGCTCAACCCTCCCTATGGAAGGTGGCGATGGCGTCATTGACAATCTGACGTAGCACATCAGATCGAACAGCTCGATCTTTGCCGCCACCTTCCTTGTAAGCTGTTTCAGCTACCAGCATGCACAACCCAGCAACATCCGGCGCGGCAGGGGCTGGCATTGCTTTTAGCTTTTGGATTATCTCCATCTGCTCATTAGCAACAGCTTTCCAATTCACGCCATCATCGGCATGGACTGGCGAGGGCTGTGGGGCTGCCCGGAACATTTCCTGAATAGTACGCAGGTCGTCATCTGATGGTTCGTTCCGAAGGTAAAGAACTACAGATCTTGGGTGCCCTGCATCGCGACCAATGCCGGAGATATCAAGCTTCCCCACAGGCGGGCAACAATCTGCCTGCCGGGCTTCTGCGAGCATCACAAAATACTTGTCTAGCCACTTCTTGAGCCGGTCCATCATTATCTGAGGCCCAAAAGCAACTTCCTCTGGATAGCCCGGCTCATACTCTATTAGCAGCGGAACCCACCCACCCGGCACCGCTTGCTGTCGGGCTGCCTTCTCAGCCTCAAGCGCTGCAACCTGCTGTTCTAGCACTGCTACACGCAACACGGCATCACCGCCGCTCAGTTCTGTGTTAGTCATGATGGTGCTCCTGTGATGGGATTAACTCTGGAACCAGTGCTTGCTGCTTGCTCCGGGCATCGTTTATTCGCTGGCGGCACTTGTTGCAGAGAATCACCAAGTCCGCCTCGGTCATCCACTGGTCTACGCGGATATAAATGCGCGGCTCTGGTGGCCGGGCTGTTAGTTGTGGGGTCATGCCATGTACCTCTTCATTTCGTTGCCGACCCACTCACCAACCGGCGTGCTTACGCCGTTGCCGATTTGGCGGTACGCGGACGTGTCGGATACGGGGAACTGGAACCAGTCAGGGACACCCTGCAAACGGGCATATTCGCGGACCGAGTACGGCCGAACGCCGAGCGGGAAGCGCTTATCTGCCACCAGCCGCGTGCTTTTGTCCTTGGCGTAATGGGCTACGCAAGTTGGCGCCAGATCGTCATTGACCGGATCGCTGATGATGGGAAGGTCGCGATAGCCGCCAGTCATGCGGGTGTGCACGGCCTTTGGTATGGTCACCCGTGGGTCATCTTCGACAATGTCCGCAAGTCGCACGCGCTTGGTGTTCTCTGGCGGGCGGATGGCGAAAGGGCGCCGAGTGCCGATTATGATCAAGCGGTTTCGCCGTTGTGGTAGCCACGTCTCAGACTTAATAGGGCAGAAAACCTGCACGTAGTAATCAGGCAGCTTGCTCATGGCCTCCATGACTATCGGGAAGGCGCGCATACCCGGCACGTTCTCTACCACGTAGAACTCCGGCCGCGCTAGCGCCAGGTGCCGCAGTGCGTGCAGGAACAACTCATCACCGGTACGAGTACCGTGAATGTCTGCAATGGAGCTGTACTTGGTGCAGGGATATGTGAACACCATGCCATCGCAGGTGTCCTGCTCCAGCACCAGTTGCTTAGTCAGGTCGCATTGCACAACGTGGCTGCCAAGGTTATGGCGGTAGGTGGCGCAAGCGTCAGGGTCTAGCTCAAAGGCCTGATTGATGGTTAGGCCGGCGGACATAAGGCCAATATCCATAAGACCTGCCCCGCAGAAGTACGAGTTCACGGTTATCAATGGGGATTACCTCGGTTATGCGGTGGCTACTGGCGGTTGTTTGCGAGGGCGGGGCGAACATGCGGCTTGGGGTCAACTTCGATGAAGCCAGAGCCCTTATAGTCGCCATCCGTTGCGCGAGCCATGTCAACTTCAAGCCTTGCGGAAGCGTTAACCTCGGACGCGACTTGTGCGACTGCACGGGCCTGGTCAACGGTGTACTTGCCTTCCAGCACGCCATTCATGGTCTTTCCGAGGATTTCGCGCAGGTCACTGAGCGTTTGCATTGGCTTTCTCCAATTTATTGAGCTTGCGCTTGAACCAGCCAAGCTTGATTGCCGCGCTTCGGTAATCGCTGCCGTAGCGGTCTATGCTGTTGCGCTGCATGCTCTCGGCACGGGTGAGGGCTTCAAGGTTGCTGGGGTCAAAGTTGGCGCGGTTTTTGTCCTTGAAGATCACGATATGGCCATCAGGCAGCTGGCCGTTGTGCTCTTCCCATATCAAGACGTGTACGGCTCGCCAGTCAGCTTTCTTTCGACCTGTGTCGGCTACCTTGCGAAACAGTATTCCGTCCTTACTCAGCCGCTCAGCCCCGATTGGCCGCCAGGTGTTTGATGGTCTGTCGCCCAGCTTGAACTGGGTTTCAGCAGAGCGGCCGCCAGCCTTCCAGCCTTTCTTGCCGGCATTCCACGTGCTGTGGCCTGGCTTGAACTGGCCGCATCCAGTGATCGCCTTGTATTCATCGGTGCGCTTGAGTTGCAACTTCTGCACTCGGTTATAGATAGAACTGGTTCCGCGCCCCATCGCCGTCGAGCACTGATTCAGGGATTGCGTTTTCCATAGCTCGCGCAGCAACGCATCTTCTTCCGGCGTCCACGCTTTGTATTCCAAGCGCCGCCGTCCTGTGTTTTTATCCATCGAGTACCTCGACTAGAAGAGCACCAACTGCTCTTCTCTGATTGTTTGAAGTGGTGGGGCGGTTGGCGGGGGTGTTGAACCCAAGGGTTCCGGGCTCGGGGTTGCGTCCACCTCACTACCCAGCGCATAACCCCGCTCCAGCTTTACGCCCCAAAGCCCCATGATGTGGGCAGGCGTGAACCACTGCTCGCGTACCTCCAGGGTCAGCGTGTTGCCCAGCACGACAATGGCCGGGATATGCAGCAGCGATAGCTGTAGAAAGGCCATGTGCACAGCGCGGCTGTCTACGTCCTGCGCTACGACGTGCATGTGCTGTTGGTAGTTGATGCCTGCCTTGGTCATGACCTCAGCCATGGCGATCACCATTGCTCCAGCGCCTGCAGCGGGCTCGCTGACCCTGATAAAGCCGCGCTGCCGTATGAGTTCGCGGCAGTGTTCGCCATCCCCAACATTGACTTGAGCTATAAGCGCGCATAGGTGGTAAGGCGTGAAGAACTGCCCGCGCGCGGAGTTACCCAGCTCAAGCTCTCCAAACACTTTGCCCAGCACATCGTCTGGGCCGAACTCCATCGCCAGGGTCAGCTCGCCGAACATCTTGGGGAACAGCTTCTGTTCTGCTGGCTCGTATCGCCCAATCAGCTGCATATATCGCTTCTCACGGCGCTCGTGCTGGGTAAGGTCGGTTGAGTTGGCCAGGGCAATAGCGGACATTTCAATAAAGTCACCGAAAACCTCCCACAAGTGATGCCTGTGGCTGGCCTGGTTCAGAAGCTTGATCAAGGCTTTACGGTGAGATTCGGCGGTTGTAACTGCTGGAGGCTTGAGACGGGCATTCATGTTCACCTCTGGCCAGCGGCCTGAAGGGGTTAAGCTGCAGCCGTCTGCTCCCAGCAACCAACGGCATCGAACACGCGCGCGGCCTGTTCTTCGGTCAGCGACTCACCGGTAGGGCTGGCTATCCATCCGTAGCCGATAACGTGGGAGGGGTTGCAGGTGGCTATCAGCGCGTCATGGCATTGGGTTATGGCGTCGTTGATATGCTCAGACTTGTAGCGACCCTGCGGCTCTATCTCTTGGCCTTTGATGTAGCGTTCGCCCGTTTGGGATAGGCAGAACACGGCTAGGTAGATCGTCCACTGGTGGGGTAGGTCGCACACCCCGTCGACCAGCTGCCGCCCAGCTTTTACCGATCGGCAGTTCTTCCAGTTGATCAGCCCCTGCAGGTCAGTCGGGTGAATATCCACGATGACAACATGGTTGGTTCTAAGTAGCGCATCAGTGGCTCGTAGCAGCCGGCGGGCCTTGTCGTTCTTCTTCCTGACTTTGGCCATGGCTACACCCTATGCGTTTTCGATGGGTCAGACCGCCAGCGGATGCCGTTTGCCTTGGATACCTCATAGACCAAGCTTTCCTTGAGGTTTAGGCACTGAGCGGCGTAGCGACGGCTATACCGAGAGCTGGCCATACTGCGCAGCCTGCTGATCAATTGCAGGCGCTCGTCCATATTTTCGCTTCGTTCGCGGGGCATGCGCTTATGAAATCCGGGCAGGGTGCGCACCTTGCCACCTGCTGCCAGAAACTCTTCAACACTCGCCGATATCCGGGCAGCCTCTGCCGCCCGTGCTGCTGGGATGGTTTGCTGTAGCATTGGGTTAAGCTCCGCGCGAAAGGTCTACAAACTGATCTGTCTGCTGAACGTGCAAATCCTCGATCAGCAGCTTTTCTTCAATCGTGAACAGCGGGTTGCATGTGTTGCAGTGCCCAGCGACAGAGACGGCGCGTGAATTGATCTGCGTGTGCCCGTAGTCCCTTGAGCAGCAGGGGCAACGGATAAGGTCGCCTGCGTTGCAGCACTTTCCGGCCTCTTCGTGACTGTCGTGAATCTCTTCACATGCAGGGCATTGATAGACTTCTGAAACGGTAGGCATGCAACATTCCTGGGCGCCGTCTTCGTCGTCATGCACTTCTGTGCACTCGCCACACCGATAAAGCGTTTTGATTGAGTCCATATAAATCACCGTGACACACCGCCGTGACGCTATGGCTTTGCGAGAAAGTCCCGCAGCGCTGCGTCATCAAGGCGGCTTATGTTGTGGATTGCGCGGGTCAACAGGTCATGCACCTCGTCGATGCCGGTTACCTGCTTGATCCGCTCGAGGTGGTCTGCCGTGCCCTGGTACACCTCAACCTTGAGGCTGTAGGCCAGCAGGCGGGCGCGGCGCTCTTCGGCTTTCAGCTTGTCGCGCGCTCGCTTTTCCTTCTGGCGCTCGGCATCTGTCTTTGCCATTGCGTCTCCATATCCCTTAACGGGGAGGGTGGGTTAGGCTTCGGCGGTAATCTCAACTTGCTCTTGCTGACCCCAATCATCTGCAAGGGGCAGGGCGCTGCAGGTCTGGAACACCGGTATGCCTTGGCTATGCGCTTCGGCAATCTCTGCCAGGGTGCCTGCTGAGCACTCCCAGCCAGGGCAGAGCAATACAGCATCACAGCGCGTCATCAGCTCGAGCGTTGCAGCGAGCCAGAAGCGATCACCTATATCTGGATCAACCACATCTAGGTCGCCGGTATTGGCGTGAGGGATGATGGGAGACCAGCCCTTGCGGATAGCTGCAAGACCCACGGCACGAGCGGCCTGAATGTTGAGCGTTACGCCTGCGCGCGACTCCGCACGATACGGCCCGGCGACATACACCACCGGCATTGGTTGCTTTTTCATAGTTGGCCTATTGAGTTGGCGGCGGCAAAGCCCGCTAAGATGGCGCCCCAGAATGCGAGGAAACCCGCGGCTTCCCATAGAATCAGTCTGAGCATGGTGGCGGCCTCTGCTGGCGCTCACGCGCTCGGTGCTGGGCAACCTCTGCACCGGCTGCGACGATTACGCTGAGTGCGTGCTCTTCGTCCGGGCCGATCCAGATCAGGGTGCCGTCTTCTGGCAGGTGCATTACAAGCGAGGTGTTTTTTCCTGCCGCTTGTCTTATCTCTGCTACGGTATCGCTGATGCAGGCGCTCACCGTGCACCGCCTGCCGCTGCAGGCCTCATCATGCGACCCAGAGCCAAGCAAACCGTCTTTGACGCCATGGCTTCTCGCTCTAGCTCGCCTGCACGATGGTTTGTGGTTGCCTCTACTCGTCGCCGCTCGGTGCCAACTTCTACCGGCTGCATGACCCGCTGGCGGCTGATGTAGTTAAGATCGTTGACGGCCATTTCTTCGAGCGTGTAGAGATCTTCAAGCGTGTTTGCCTGCTCCAGCATCAGCACTCGGTAAGCCATGAATTTAAGGGCCTGGTCTTTGGTCAGCATGCTGCCTCCTGTTACACGAAATCGAAGGGGTTAAAGAAAGGGTCTTCTCGACGACCGCCGCCCTTGTGGCGAGTCAGCTTGGTACGGGGGGCGCGGTGCTGCTGTGTGTCGGGCGTGCTGTTGACCACTACGCAGCAGACCGCGAGAAACAGAATCAGCGGTGTGATGATGGCGCGGCGCATAGCCTCAGCTACCAACTGTGCCCGCCTGCTGGCGCCCAGCTTGAACATGGCGCTGTAGACGCGCTTGCGCACGCTGTCTGGTGCCAGGCCAACCTCTTTGGCGATTTGCTTGTCCGTCTTGCCCTCAGCAACGCGAAGGGTAAAGTCGAGCTCACGGGGGCTGAGCAGGCCTGTAACGCCCTGCCAATGCTCAGTTGAAAGTGTGGTCATTGCATACTCCTTGCGGCGCGCCGCACGATGAACGAACAAGCAAAAAGAACCCCGCGGTGGTTGCGGGGTTAGAGGGGGTAATTCTGGACGGGTAAAGCGGTGCTAGACGTGAGGAACGCCTGCCATCTTGCGCTGGTAGATCTCTTTGCGGTCAACGGCTACGCATTTTGGTGCAGCAGTTGCCAGCCTTACCTGGTTACCGTGCACGGCTTGAACGGTAATCTCAATTTGGTGGCCGCCTGCGCTGATGATGATGGTTTCGCCTATCTTGCGTGACAGTGTGAGCATGTCCTTCTCCTTGGTTGCCTGCTGATAATGTACCTACCCCTGCTGGCGCTGGTTTGGCTAAATCTCTGGGCTTGAGTGAAGCGGTTCACAACTCTGCCGCATTGCCAGAGCCGCAAAGAATCGAAGCCATTAGCGCTTAGCAAGCCAGCGCTCTGCGCTGGCGCGAGTTTTGAAGTTCTTGCTAGCGCTAAAACTCAGCGCTGTGAATGTTCCGTCGCGCTCCGGTACAACTCCGCGTGACAGGGTTTCGTTATTGCCTTGGTTGATAGTTTTCATCATCTTCTCCTGTTCGATTTTCCTGATGGCCCTGTTGCCAAGGCCATCGAGGAAATCTTTTCTCCATCACTCGCGTCGCCGGATTCGTATCTCTGGCCGCGTCACCTACTGGGTTCTTCGCGGCTGGCTTGAGTGACTTCGCGTGACTGCATGTGGAGTCACGGCCAGTTCCAGAGCTGGCATGGTTCGGAAATTTATTGCTCGCTCTGTGCCCTTGCGGGGATTCCGAAGCGAGGTTCCCAAGTTGTGTAAAGAACGGCGGGTCGAGCCCTGGGCCGTTTGTTGCTGGCTTGGGAGTAAATTTAGCAAACAGTAATGACGTGCGCAATAGCAAATGCTAAATAATTTACAAAAGGCACAAAAAAACCGCACAAGGCGGGCTGGGGGAGGGCACAAAAAAGCCCGCGCGGGGCGGGCTTGGGTGGTACTGCTAGGCTGCAGCCTTGAGGGCGTACTCCAGCTTCTCATCGTCACCATCGTAGATGATGATCGAGGCGATCTCTGCAAGCGCGACAGTTGCCTGCTGAATAGTGTCTTCGTCACCGTCTTCAAGAATGATCGTTCTCCGGCTTCTGTCGCCAGCGTTTCTGAGGTCGCCCATTTTTCCAATCGTTCCGTAGATGCTGCCCCAGTTTGGCTTGCCGCCGGTGCCGGACGATATAGCTTGAATAACCATTTGGTGCTCTGTCCCTTGGTCTAGAACGAAGGGGAAGTTCAGCTGGTGTCCGCTAGCGCCAGTAGCTACGAAGGAGCGCTTCACGCGCTTCTTGAACTTGCTCGCTAGGACTTTTGCCACAGTCGATTCAAACTTCGGCGCAGGAACGACCAACGCAGCATCACAAACGTCACCAATACGACAGGCTGCCTCAATGAACCGTGCGAAGAAAAAGCCAGACTCCGAGGATTTGCATGTGGCGTGCAGCTCTCCGTTCTCCGACAGATCAATGCCGCTATTGCGCGCTATACGCTCAAAGCTCCTTGCGCGGCGTTTGTCGGTTTTCAATCCGTGAGTCATCGCCGTGAAGATAATGTCGGCGTTATCGGTGATGCGGACTAGGCCGCGCCCCAGATCCTGGATGTAGGCGCCGATAAGCATTCCATCGAAAGACAGGGCTAGGGGCGACTCTACATAAAGCAAGCCGTCAGCCACTGGCTTGCAGTGAAATCCGAGCTGATTGCATGCTTGGTCGCAGTTCATAGTAGGCCCATCTGTTGTTCATCCTTGGGTGGGAGTCGGAATTCCGGCCCTCCACTAATATTGGCACGCTCCAAGAAATACCGCCAGAGAATGGCAAGGTCTGCTCGATCAACGGGCTCTGCGTAACCAGAGCAGCTTTCCGGTACAGGAATATGAAGATGGGGATGATCAGGCCGTAAGCCATAGTGTGGCAGGCCTTTGCCAACCATGTTGACGTGATTGCTGACTCCGTTCTCGTCGAGACACAGAACCCGTGCGCCGAACGCAACCAGCGCGAAGGCAACCTTGTCAGGAACGTGGGGCAAGAAGCTTTCTTTGTGAAAGACATCAACGAAAAAACCTTCTTGCGTAACGCCATTGATAGACAGCGTAGTTCTAGCACTGTGGGATTCAGGGGAGCCGCTGCCGCCTGCCCTGAATTGCCAACGAATCCCTAAGCTGCCCTGCCATACCTTCGGTAGCGCGATAGCGGACATAGCATCTGAATAGGGGATCTGGCCAGCCTTTGCCACTTTAACCTCCGTGTTTATTTTTCGCTAAACGCAACGCCAATCAAGTACAGCTCGCTCACAACTTACGCGCATTCCAAGCCAGCACGGCGCGGGCTATAGATCGGCCCACTTGGCCTCTACCACGCGCCCAACGAACCGGCAGTTCCCGTTGATAGGTATCATGCGGTAAGAGGGATTCAACGGCTTAAGGTACTTTCCGCTGGCGTCCTCAATGTACTGCTTGAAGGTAGCTTTGTTGGAGTCGGTCAGCTTGGCCACAACGAAATTGCCAGGCATTACATCAAGAGTAGGGTTGACGAGAACAAGCATCCCTTCGGGAAAACTCTTGCCTGACGACGATGTCATCGAGTCGTTAGTGACGCGAAGCCAGAACCCGAAATCGCCTGCGTCTTTCGGACTGCCTTGCCACTCTTCAGCATCGCCAGGGTGGAATTGCTCAATTATGTCGGTCCATTCCCCTGCTTGAACTTCGCTGATAACTGGGTACCTCCTGTACCTGTCCGGCTGAAAAGCCGCTACAACATTGGATTCCTGTCCGCTCTCGCCAGGCATCGCGGGCCGCGAAAGCACGCCGTCCACTAACCCTATCTTGCGCTCCATGTTTCTGGCGGCTCGCTCACCGAAGCTTCGCGCCCCAGTAAGGAGCTGAGAAATGTAGGAGGCATTCAGGTCGTACTTTTCCGCGAAATCTATCTGCGATAGATCCCCCATCAAGCGGCGCAAGGCCTCAACTCGTAATTGGTTCGTATCCATCGGTAGATGATCCATCATTTTTAGCAAAGGGTAAATTACGGTTTGCTATTGCCTGTTCCATTAGCAAACGCTAATCTATGCGCATAACGGAGGAAACCCAATGCGTACAAAACACATCGAGCTGCTTGATTGGCTCAAGTCTGCGAATGACAAATCGGTGGCCGAAACCGGCACTACGCGGGGCCATTTGCGCCAGATCGGTTACGGCAACCGACCGGCTTCGCCTGAGGTGGCGTCACGGCTTGAGCTGGTGACGAAAGGGCAAGTAACCCGCAAGCAACTGCGCCCTGACGACTGGTCTGTCATCTGGCCAGAGCTGGCCGCCGCATGACTCCCACAACACAAAGTATCCGCGAATCTTCATCGCACTATAAGTGCGCTGATAGTGCTGTGTGGGTATCCAGTAATGCTGGCCACTGAATTTCAGGCAATAAAAAACCCCGGCTTTGATGGGTGGGCGCCCGGCCGGGGCTTACTAGACGAGGTGATTATGACAACTGACTTGATGATGAGCAATAGCCAGGAGTGCACTATGCAATCCAGTGAGCTGCTGGCGCTGGTCAACCAGGCGCGTGAGAGTTATGGCGAGCGGGCTGTCCGTCGCAATGACTTTATATCCCGCTGTGAGGATGAGCTGGAAGGCGAGCACTACGAAACTTTCGTAGTGAAGAACCCGAACCAGACTGAGTCCCGCGATTTGCGGCTCAACCTTGATCAGTGCCTGTGGGTGCTGATGCGTGAATCAAAGGCTGTGCGCCGATCCGTTACTACCCGGCTCAATGAGCTACGCAACCAGCAGCGCCACATCCCCCAATCCCTTCCTGAAGCCTTACGTCTGGCTGCTGACCTGGCAGAGCAGAACAATTCACTGCGCCTTGTGGTGAAAGAGCAGGAGCCGAAGGTGCAGGCGCTTGAACGCATTGCGGACGCCAAAGGCACGCTCTGCATGACCGATGCGGCAAAACACATTGGCATGCAGCCTAAGGCGCTGATCGATTGGCTGCGTGAGAACCGCTGGATATATCGCCGCACCGGTTCTACGCGCTGGATCGCGTTTGAACCGCGCCTTTCCCAGGGCCTGCTGTGGCACAAGACGTCAGTGATTGGCGTTGGTGACGACGGCGAGCAGCGGGTTGCGTCACAGGTGCGTGTCACGCCGCGAGGTTTGGTGGTGTTGGCTCAGAAGCTGGGAGGGCGCAACTGATGGCCGGTGACTGGATCAAATTTGAAGTGGCCACTCTCGACAAGCCAGAGGTTTGCCAAATAGCCGACATGGCGGATATCGATATCGATGCCGTGGTGGGTAAGCTGCTGCGCGTGTGGGGTTGGTTCGATCAACAGACTGAAAACGGTAACGCTCCGAGCGTTACTAAAAAATTACTCAATCGTTTGGTTGGCGTTAACAACTTTTGCGAGTGCATGGTTTCCGTTGGCTGGATGGATGACGACGGAAAATCGATATCCCTGCCAAATTTCTGCCGTCATAACGGAAAAACCGCTAAAAACAGGGCGTTAACCGCTAAACGTGTTGCATCACACAAGGTTGTGACTGCCAACGCTAACGCAAAAGGTAACGCAGAGAGCGTTAGCGATCCGGTAGAAACCGCGTTACCTAAAGAAGAGAAGATATTAAACCCCTCTCTCTCGCAGGGCGCGGCGTGCGGCATGCCGTTGAAATGGGCGCCACCTGATCGCCTGCTGGCTGCCTACGCAAAAACCGCTGGCGTGCCGCTTGAGCTATTCACCACTGAGGCTATTGGCCAGTTCATCGTGCATCACAACGCCAAACGCACGATCAAGACCGAGGCTGAGTTCGTGAGCGGCCTCGTCAACTGGATTAAGCGTGACAAGGCGAACGCGCAACGCGTTGTGCCTTTCCCGAGCGGTCGCCCGCAACTCCCTGATCCGGACGATACGAGCTGGATCAAGGGGGTTGAGGTATGAAAACCATCGACGATCTAACCAAGGGCATTACCGAGAACGGGGTGCTGCCGACGCTGCCAGAGAACCGCAAGCCGGCGCGGGAGCTGACCGCTGATGACGCGAAGATTCTCAACCGTCTGTTTTCCGACCTGATGATTATTTGCCCTGCACACCACCGTGACTGGCCGGATAAGGCGACGCTAGACGCTGCAAAGCAAGAGTGGACCAAGGCGCTTGTTGAGGCTGGCGTTGTGCACAAGGAGCAGATCGACCGGGGCAAGCGTGTTTGCCGGGCGCGAACAGGCAAGGCTGCTGCGTTCCTGCCTTCGCTTGGCGAGTTTGTGGGCTGGTGCCAGTTTGAGCCGGAAGAGCTGGGCCTTCCACCACTAGAACAGGCCTACCGCGAGGCGCTGCGAAACTCTCATCCGGCATCGATAGGGAATGAGAAGTGGACACACAAGGCGGTATTTCACGCGACGCTGGCGTGTGGCCGCCACAGCCTGCTGACGCTGCCTGGGCAAACCTCGCGGCTCAAGTTTGAAAAGGCTTACCAGCAGGTTCAAAAGCAGCTGATGAGCGGCGCTGTGCTGAGTGAACCGCCACCACCAGACCAGAAGGCTTTGCCAAAGCTGGGCGACCGAGCAAAGGCGCGGTCTGCGCTCGATGCGATGCGGGCGACTTTGCAGGGGAGGTGTTGAGTATGGAATACGAGAACCTACGGGTAGCGTTTGAGGCTCAAATGCTTGAAATGTATCACCCGGTGATTGGCATCATCGATACCCCTTGGCTCAAACGCGCAGAGGGCGAGGCCGACTATGAAAACGAGTATGTGCAGGGATGCTGGGTTGGTTATCAGGTTTACCGCGCCGCACTGGTGAGGGCATTACCCAATCCGCGCTCAGAGACCTACGTCGAATATTTCCCTGACGTAGAAGGGGGTTGCTTCAACGAGGCTAAATACATCGCTGCAGTAAATGCCGCCCTCACCGCCGCCGGCATCACGGTCAAGGAGGGGGTATGAGCATGGGCGACTACTTCAATTTCTTTTACGGCGTAATAAGCGCCCTGGTGGTGGGGTTCTACATTGGCTATGGGATCGCTGCTATCCGCACAAGAAACACTCTCATGGAAGAGTTAATAAGTGCTCGCAATGAGGCTTCAAAACTCCGGCTGCTAAATCGCTTACTGCCACCAGAAGAACAGCTTAAAGGCTGTGGAAACTGCCACAAATGCTACAAGGGAAGGCCTTTATGGCCGAGTGGTCCGCTTGTGCTTGACCGGATGATCGTTTGCCCAATCTGCGGAAACAAGCGATGCCCTAAAGCCACCGATCACGAGCTTCCTTGCAGTGGCAGCAACTCTTTGGGCCAGCCAGGGAGTATCCACCAGTGACCCCAGCCAACCGGCAAGCGATTCGCCACGGCGTGAACCTGGCCACCCTGCCGGATGAGGTTGTGCAGGAGCTGTCGCAGGAGCGTGAAGACTGCCTGCAGCGTGATACCGCGGTGAAGGCGAACGCCCGCCGCCTGCTGGGCTTACGTAAGAACCGAATCCAAGTTGAACGCGAGCTGGGGTTGCTTGGCGACCTTGGCCCGGCGGTGCGGGCACAACTGAACAAGCTGATAAGCGAGGGTAAGGCGTGAGCGCAATGAAGACGGTAGGCGACGTGGTGAGCTGGTGGATTACGCGCATTGAGAATGACGGTACCCGCTCGCAGAAGTACCGGGACAGCATGGTATGCCTGATGCGTAAGCATGTGCTGCCAAGGGTAGGCAAGCTGCCACTGAAGAAGGTAGACCGTGTTTCCCTGGATGACAAGCTGATATTCCCCATGCACCAGGTGCTGGCGCCGCGCAGTGTGCAGAAGGCGTTGCAGGGGCTGCGCCAAGCGTTCGGTATGGCTGAGGGGCAGGGGCGCATTCAGGACAACCCGCTGAAGGGCACCACCTTTCGAGATTTCTACAAGGGCAAACTGCGGCCCAAGCCTGCGCGGCTGTCTCGCGTGGATCTAGCGGGGCTGGTTCGGCAGCTGGTCGACCTGTTCAAAGACGACCCCACCAAGGCGATGTTGCCGCTGATGATGCTGGCGCACGGTACCCGCATTGCGGAGACGCTGAAGGCGCGTTGGTCTCATGTGTCACTTGATGAGCGTGTGTGGGTGATACCAGAGGCCAACACCAAGAGCCGCCGCGAGCATGTGTTACCGCTAACCCCGCAAGTGTTGGCGCTGCTGGACAAGTACAGACAAGCATTGCCAGATCCACGCCTTAAGGCCGCTTGGGTGTTCTCGGTACGCGGTGGCAACTGCATGGCGGATACCAGCGCGCATGCCTTGTTCCGTGAGGTGAGTGGCCGGCAGTGGTCAAGCCATGACCTGCGCAAGCTGATGCGGTCGAGCCTGGCAGACATTGGCGTTGATCACATGGTGGGCGAACTGCTGATCAATCACACCTTGGGCGTTACCACTGAAACCTACCTGACCCGCGACATGATGGAGCGGCGCCGGGAGGCATTAGAGCGATGGCATGCGCGGCTTGATGAGTTAGGTTTTGCTGAGGCGCACGGTTCAAAAGTGGCTGTTCCTGCACTTCTTTCAAATGACGCGAAGCCAGAGGCAACGGGCCTTTGCGCGTAATCCTGTATTTCTCTGTGGGGAGGATGAAGTTATGCAGAAAACAGCTAATTCAGTGACGAGAATGCAGGCGCTGGGCAGGTTGAAGGCCGGCAAGATGAACAAGACAGAGCAGGCGTATGACCGGTACTTGGGCACGCTAAAGGCCGCGGGTGAAATCCTGTGGTACCGCTTTGAGGGAATCAAATTCAGGCTGGCAGATAGCACTTTTTACAGCCCGGATTTCTCGGTGATGCGCGCTGATGGGCTGCTCGAGCAACACGAGGTAAAAGGGTTTTGGACTGATGATGCCAGGGTGAAGATCAAAGTAGCGGCCGAGCAGTTCCCGGTGCGGTTCGTGGCTGTGAAGAAAAAGGGCAGCGGCTGGGAGCGCGAATACTTTGATTGATTGGCCGGTATGGGAGCGGGTAGAGCCTGGCCTGGATATCTGGGAAACCGACGACGGGTATCAGCGCACGATGAAGTTGGTGGGAGGTGTTGAGGTGTATTTCGTGACGGGGCCGCGTGACGGTTTGTTTGTGGGGCCAGATCCAGATCAGCTGGACCGGTGCGTGATGATTCATAGGGAGGAAGGAGAGTGAGCATAGCTAGCAAAGCCACCGGCCTGCCGGATATGTGCGGTGTGTGCAAGGGCAAGGGCACTACGCCAGGCGTGTTTCATGATCTTGATTGCACCGCTTGTGATGGCATTGGCTGGCATCCGATGGCAGAGCAAGACATCACCAGACAGCTTGGCCGCTGCCTTAGCAAGCAGCTCAGCCTGACGAAAGTTCTACAGGCGCTGGTTGAGCAACAAGATAGGCCAGTGGGTGCCGAGAGGCACTACCAATCAAGCTCGCGTGACGGCGCGCGCGGCAACTACACAGGGGATTGACCGATGATCTACAGAGACGCAGGCCATTGCATCGCACGGGTAATGTCGATCGAGACCAACGATGGCACCGCCAAGTCAGGCTGGCAGATGCGGTACCAGGCGGGATTCCCTGAAACGCGCGGTGAAGGCTCTGGCTTGAGTGCAGAGGAACGGCTAACGCAGGACGCCATGACGCGGGGAATGCTGCATAGAGAGCTGACTCGGGCGCAGTGGTTCGCGCTGGTTGCGCGGCGCAGCATCAACAACGCTGAAGTGGTGGAGGCCATCAACTGGCTGTCACACCACGCCGTCACGCCAGCGCATCACCTGTTCAGGTTGAAGGCTGTCACTGCCTGGGTGATGCCTAAGCGCGCGAATGGACAGACCGGTACTCGAAGCCTGCCGGATGCCTTCTATGTGTTACACAGCTGGGACAATGACGGCAAGCCAGAAGGGACGCTGCGGCGCTGGAAGTGCGTCACCGACAAGTGGTTGAACGAGAGTTACCGGGATGCTCATGAGGCAGTAGAGAGGCTACTGGTTGAGCATTGTTTGAAAGTAGGCGAAGCAGCGTAGAAAGTGGTTGCATGCGGTGAGCAGATGAGCGACTATTTGGTCATATTGCACGAGTTGTCACCCCAAAGCCCTGGCCTAAAACGCCGGGGCTTTTTTATGCCCGATTTACAGCGTCCCCATCGCTCCTTGCCTGACCCCATCAGGCCTTTTTATTCAAGTTTTCCAGTCATGCCACGGCGCCTTTGCTTCCAGGCGGGTTAGCTCGTGGCCGTGACTGTGGATTCGACAACTGCACTGCCAAGTCCAAGGACGGCTCACTAATGGGCCAAGCCCCGGAATCTACCACTATGAGGAATCAATCTATGAGCGAGCCGGCATCAACAGCGCTGGCTGGCTTCGGTCTAACCAAGATCGCTGGCTTCTTCTTCGGCGCTACCTTCGCGGCCATTGTCGTAATGGCCATGACCCAGCCCAAGAGCACGCGTGAGTGGGTAGTCGCCCTGATCTGTACTGTCATCGCTTCGGTATGCGGTGGCGCCTTCGTTGTGCAGTGGTTCGACCTGCACGCATGGGCAGAGGTGTGGCATGGCTCGGTCGCGCTGGCTGGCCTGCACTTCGTCTGCGGTCTGCCTGCATGGGTATTCGTGCGCGCATGGTTCGCATATGCGGATAAGCGTCAGACCATGACCCTGATCGACATGATCAAAGAGATACGTGAGGCGTTGGGTAAGTAATGGCGGGCGTTATCAAGGTCTCAGCAAAAGGCCTTGAGCTACAGGCCAAACGATACGAGCGCTTACACCAGAAGATCATACCTGCTGCCACGATCGATTCACTTAACTGGACTGCATACGACCTGCGCGACCAGTTAAAGGAAGAGATCGAAAAGGTATTCGACAGGCCTACACGTTTCACCACCAACAGCGTTGAAGTGCTTAAAGCCACGCTTAACCGACCAGCAGCAACCGTCCGGCTCAAGGATTACTCATCGAAGGCTGCTCCAGCTGCTGTTTGGTTGGCGCCCCAGGTGTATGGCGGAGACCGTCGAGAGAAGCGCAGCGAGAAGCTGCTACGAGATCGCGGCATTCTCCCCGCTGGTATGTACGTTGCGCCTGGCTCCGGAATGAAACTCGATTCAATGGGCAATGTAGGCCGCGGTCAGATGCAGAAGATTCTATCTGGTCTTGGTGCTCAGTCAGATGTGTACCAACGAAGCACGAACAGCAAGCGCAGCATCGGTAACCGCCGGCGCTTCTTTGTTATGACCAAGGGTAAGACGCCCCTTGGTATCGCTGAGCGCTTCGGTAAGCAGAGAGAGCAGGTTCGTATGGTTCTGGCATTCATTCGCAAGCCTTCCTACTCGCAGCGCTTCGACTTCTACGGCATTGCTGATCAATACATTGATGAACACTTGCCTATCAACTTTGACAAGGCATTGGCTCGCAGGCTCGGCGTAGGCGGTAGGGCAGCAGCATGACCCACCACCATGGGGGGGCAATGGGTCCTCCTGAGGGGGCGGCCCCTTGAGGGTAATTCGAACCCCGATCGTTCGCTACTTATGAGCGTTTTCCAGAGGCAGGTTGTTGTTTCCCCATGGCTAAATCCGAACCCAAGAAACAGCGCGGCTGGCTGAACAAGTCAGAGATGGCCGCGAGTCTTGGAATATCGGTGCAGGCCTTTGACAAATGGCGGGTCGAGCCGGTCGAGAGGATTGGGCGGGAAGCGTTCTACACGGCCCGGTCCGTGATCGAAAACCGCCTGGCTCACGCGGAGCGGTCACAACAACCTGAAGACGAGGAAGACGGCGGAACGGATGCAAGGCTGCAGCAGGAGCGGTTGCGGTTAACTGCGGCCCAGGCTGAAGGGCAGGAGCTCAAGAACGAGGTGACCAAGCGCAACCTGGTGCCGGTTGAGTTTGCGACCTTCTCATTGACTCGGCTTGCTGCTGAGGTGGCTTCGATACTCGATACGCTTCCTCTGACACTAAAGCGCAAACACCCGGACTTCGAGACGCGCCACATGGATACCTTGCAGCGAGAGCTAGCCAAGGCTCGCAATCTGGCCGCCTCGCTGGACGAACGATTGGACACACTACTGGATGACTATCTCGCTTCCGCAGACCTATGAGCTGAAGCGGGCGGTTCGTCGTGGGCTGGCTGCGCTATCCAAGCCTGTACCAGTAACCGCGGTGGAGTGGGCGAACCAGCATTTCTACCTGTCTAGCGAGTCGAGCTATCAGGAAGGCAAGTGGGAGACGCTGTATTACCAGATTGCCATTCTGAACAGTATGGGCAATGACGAGATCCGCACGGTTAACGTGATTAAGTCTGCCCGTGTTGGCTACTCGAAGATGCTGATTGCGGCCACTGGTTACCAAGTCGAGCACAAGCGCCGGAATATTCTGGTGCTGCTGCCCACCGATGGCGCCGCGCAAGGTTTCATGAAGTCGCAGATCGAAACGATGGTGCGCGATGTGCCGCCAGTGCTTGATCTGGCGCCGTGGTACGGATCAAAGCACCGCGATAACACACTGGATACCAAGCGTTTCACGCATGGCAAGCAGCTCTGGTGCCGTGGTGGTGCTGCTGCAAAGAACTACCGCGAGTTATCGGCCGACACGGTCATCTATGACGAGTTGGCCGCCTTTGCGCCGGATGTAGAGAAGGAAGGCAGCCCCACATTTCTGGGCGACAAGCGCACGGAAGGCTCAACCTTCCCGAAGTCGATCCGAGGATCAACGCCCAAGACCAAGGGTGAGTGTCAGATTGAAGCGGCGGCCGATGAGTCGCCGCATTTGTTTCAGCTCCACATTCCTTGCCCGCACTGCCAGCAGGAACAGGCGCTGAAGTGGGGTGGCAAAGATACAAAGTTTGGCATCAAGTGGGGCCCTGACGCCCCGCTGGACGCCTGGTATGTGTGCGAGCACACCGGCTGTGTCATTCGCCAGTTTGAGCTGCAGAGCACCCAGGATCAGGCCCGATGGATTTGCGAGAAGACCGGCATCTGGACCCGCGATGGCTACGACTTCTTCGATGGTGAAGAGCTGATCCCGACACCGGAATCAGTGACCTGGCACATCTGGACCGCTTACAGCCCGTTCACCACCTGGGGGCGGATTGTTCTCGACTTTCTCAAGGCCAAGTCAGACCCCAATAAGCTCAAGACCTTCGTGAACACCACGCTGGGCGAGACCTGGGAAGATGACCAAGGCGAAAAGGTTGACTGGGAGCAGCTGCACGCTCGCAGAGAGATATGGCAAGGGGTGGTGCCACAGGCGGCCTGTGCGCTGTTTGGTGGTATCGACACCCAAGACGACCGGTACGAGGGTCGCGTGTGGGCCGTTGGGCCTGGTGAAGAGCTGTGGCTGGTGGATCGCTGGATATTGCATGGTGACCCAGCCAGCGAAGAGCTACGCCGCAAGGTAGGCCTGCAGCTGCACAAGCTCTACAACCGCACCGATGGCGTGCCGATGAAGGTAGAGCGCTGGTGCTGGGACTCCGGCGGCCACTACACCGATGAGGTTTATCAGGAAAGCCGCAAGCACGGTGTTACCTGGGTGATCCCAATCAAAGGGGCGAGCACCTACGGCAAGCCGATTGCGAGCTTCCCCAGGACGCGCAGCAAAGCGAAGGTCTACCTCACCGAAGTGGGGACCGACAACGCCAAAGAGCTGATCTACAACCGCTTCAAGATTCAACCGCAGCCGGGTGCCAATGTGCCGGGCTGCATTCACCTGCCCGCAAATGACGACATCTGCGACGAGTCGGAGCTGAAGCAGCTCACCGCCGAAGTAAAAGTGCTGAAGATCGCAAGCGGCCGGCGGGTTTATCGGTGGGACGCCAAAGGCCGGCGCAACGAAGCACTGGACTGCCTGGTGTACGCCATGGCCGCGCTGCGGATCAGCCAGCAGCGCTTTGGCCTTGATCTGGATTCACACGTTATCGAACCCGCCCAACAGCAGGGCGAGGAAGAAGAGCGCCCGCGCGCTCGGTCAAAATATTGGAGCAGACCTTAATGGCGTACACACAGAAACAGTACGACGAGTTGCAGGCGGCGATTGCCGAAGGCGCGCTCACAGTACGCCATGCCGACAGAACTATTACTTACCGCTCCCTCGACGAGATGCAGCGCATCCTGCGTGCGATGGCAACAGATCTCGGTGTCGGCAATGCGCCTGGCACTGGTTGCGGCGCTGGGCGTCGGCTCGCCTCGTTCTCGAAGGGTTACTGATATGGCGATGATTAGCGACCTGTTCCCCGGTTGGGCTGCAAAGCGCGCCGAAAGCCGCCTCAAGAAAATGCGCAGTGACGTGGCCATGAACTCGCTATCGCGCCGCTTCGAGGGCGCCGCCGGCGGTCGGAGAAACGCAGGTTGGCGCGCTGCCGGCACAGATGCGAACGCAGAGAACGGTCCGGCCTTGGCAATGCTTCGCGCCCGCGCCAGAGACCTGCGCCGCAACAACCCTTACGCCGAGCGAGCCATCAGCGGTATTGCTGACAACGTGGTTGGAGCCGGCATAGTGCCGCGCCCCATCGCGGCCAACAAGGCTGACATCAAGCGACTGGCCTCGAGCTGGGCCGCCTGGGCTGAAACCGCCCAGTGCGATGCGGATGGCATGGAAAACTTCTACGGCCTGCAGCACAAGGTGATTGAGGCCGTTGCCGAAAGCGGGGAGTGCCTGATTAGACGCCGTCGCCGCAAAGCTTCTGACGGTCTGGCGGTCCCGCTTCAGTTGCAGTTGCTTGAGGCTGACTTTCTGGATGAGAGCAAGAGTGGCAATAACGGCGCCAATCTCATTATCCAAGGAATCGAGTTCAGTCCTATCGGCAAGCGCGTTGCCTATTGGTTGTTCGACGAGCACCCCGGCGCTAACGTGGTGATGCGCTCGATCAGTTCTCGGCGGATACCTGCTGAAGACGTGATCCACGTATTTCTACCCAAACGCGCTGGCCAGTCGCGCGGCTACACCTGGCTTGCGCCAGTTATGCAGCGCCTGCGCAACTTCGACGAAATGGAAGACGCCGTAATGGAGCAGGCCAAGATTGCCGCCTGCTTCGCCGCTTTCATCACCAAGGACGACACCACGGCGAGCAGCAAGACCCCGCCGCTGGTGGATCGTGTGGAGCCTGGCTTGTTGCAGGAGCTGGGCGTTGGCGAAGACGTCACCTTTGCAGCGCCGCCCACCTTCAACGGCTATGAGCCCTACGCTTGGCAGGCGCTGCACGCCATCGCTGTTGGTCTGGGTATTCCTTACGAGTTGATGACCGGCGACCTAAAGGGCGTGAACTTCTCTTCGGGCCGCATGGGTTGGCTGCACTTCGCTCGCCGGGTGGACGTATGGCAGTGGCGCATGATGATTCCGCAGATGTGCGAAACCGTATGGCGCTGGTTTTCCGATGCCCAGGCGCTGCGCCCTGATGGTCGCATTGTTGACTCGCGCGCCGAATGGGTACCGCCACGCCGTGAAATGGTAGACCCAAAGAGCGAGATTGCCACCGTAAAAGAGAAGCTGCGCAACGGCCTGATCACCTGGCCAGACGCACTGCGAGAGCTTGGTATTACCGACCCCGCTGCTCACGCCAAAGAGATATCCGAATCCAACAAGATGCTTGATGCATTGGCCATCGTGCTTGATTGCGACCCGCGCCACCTGTCCGGCGCCGGGCAGGTCCAGGCAGAACCCACTGACCCCAAAGAGGTATCAACCGATGACAGCGACCAATAAGACGCTGGAAACGCCGATGCTCAGTATTCGCGCCGCGGTGCGTCCTGAATCGCTGAATATCGATGACCGCACTGTAGAGATTACCTGGACCACCGGCGCCAAAGGCCGGCGGTTTGCCTGGGATGTAGGTACTTACAACGAAGAGCTGGATGTAAGCGACACCGCTGTGCGCCTTGATCGCTTGAATAATGGCGCACCCTTCCTGAATGCCCATGCCAAGTGGGAGCTGCGCGACGTGATCGGCGTAGTTGAGAAGGCGTGGATCGAAGGCGGCGAGGGTCGGGCGCGCATTCGCTTCAGCCAGCGCGATGAAGTTGATGACATTTTCAAGGACGTCAAGGACGGCATTCTGCGCAATATAAGCGTGGGCTATGTGGTTCACCGCTACGACATCATCGAAGAAGCCGACGACAAGATTCCCACTTATCGCGCCGTAGATTGGGAGCCGATGGAGCTCTCACTTGTGCCCATCGGCTTTGATGATGGCGGCAAGGTACGTGCTGCCAAAACCGCCGAAGAGTACCAGGGCACCAAATACCCCACCGTTTTTGAAATTCGTCAGGCCGAGCCTGTCGTTGACCAGGCCGTCGCGGCCACCACTAAAGAGGAAGCACCCATGACCGACGAAGAACGCGCGGCCGACGAGCAAGCTCAGGCCCAAATCCGCAAGCAAGCGGCTGAAGAAGAGCGCACCCGCTCTACCACCATTCGCAGCATGGCCAAGAAAGTAGGCCTTGGCGATGACGTTGCAGACGACTTTGTCGCCCGCGGCGTAACTGTGGCTGATGCCAGCGCACAGATGATCGACAAGCTGGCCGAGCGCCAGAATGCCGACCAGCCCGAAACCCGCAACAGCCAGCCGACGGTTACCAGTTCGGTTGACCAGAGCGTGGTACTGGCCAAGCGCAACGCCATGCAGAACGCATTGATGAACCGCTGCGATCCCAAAATCAAGCTGGAAGATGCGGCCCGCGAGTTCCGCGGCTCACGCCTGATTGATATGGCGCGCGACTTTGTCGAGCTGGCCGGTGGCAGCACGCGGGGCATGACTCCGCAGGAAATCGCCCGCGCCGCTCTTGGCTGTGACCGCAGCGCCATGCGCGCCGCTGGCATGCACAGCACCAGCGACTTCCCCATCCTGCTGGGCTCTACCGTGAACCGCACCCTGCGCGCGGCATACGACCTGGCCCCGCAGACCTGGCGCCCGCTGGGCCGTGAAACCAGTGTGCCGGACTTCCGCGCTGTAACCCGTGCTGCGCTGGGTGATATCGCCGCGCTTGAGAAAGTGAATGAGCACGGCGAATACAAGTACGGCGAGCTGGGCGAAGAAGGTGCCCCGCTGAAAGTGGGCAAGTTCGGCAAGATCATCGCAATCACCTGGGAATCGATTGTTAATGATGACCTGGGCGCGATGACCCGCATCCCGCAGGCGTTGGGTGCTGCTGCTGCGCAGACTGAGTCCAACATTGTTTGGGATCTGCTGCTGGGTAACCCGAACTTCACCGACGGCACTGCTGTGTTCCACGCGGATCACGGCAACTTGGCTGCCTCCGGTGGCGCAATCAACACCACCACCCTGGCCGCTGCACGCGCTGCAATGCGCAAGCAGAAGTCTATCGGCGGCAACTTCCTGAACCTGGCGCCAGAGTATCTGGTGGTTGGCCCGGACAAAGAGCTGGAAGCTTACCAGTTCACCAGCTCCAACTACGTGCCCGCCAAGAACGCCGACATCAACGATATGCGCAACGCCTCGTTGACTGTCATCGTCGATGCCCGCATCACCGGCAACCAGTGGTACTTGTACGCCGCCCCTGGTGCCGTTGACACCTTCGAGTATGCCTATCTGGAAGGCGAGCAGGGCGTGTTCACCGAAACCCGCGAGGGCTTCGAGGTGGATGGCATGGAAATCAAGGCCCGCCTGGTATTCGGCGCCGCCTGGATCGACTTCCGCGGCGGCTACAAGAACCCCGGCGCTTAATCCATCAACCTGAATGGGTGCCTGCGGGCGCCCTGACTGCTTTCCAATTCTCGAGGTGACACATGAAAAACTATGTACAGCCCGGTGACATGATCACCGTTATCGCAACAGCGGCCGTCGCGTCCGGCGATCTGGTCCGCTCTGGCAGCATTCTTGGCGTGGCGGCTACTGACGCCGCCATTGGCGAAGAAGTAGAGCTGAAGACAACCGGCGTCTTCGATCTGGCCAAGACCAGCGCGCAAGCCTGGACTGTGGGCGCACCCATCTACGCGATTGCAGCTTCAAGCCTGCTGACCAATGTACCGGGCACCGGTAACTATCTGGTCGGCGTAGCAATGGCGGCTGCCGCCAACCCCTCTGCCACCGGCCGCGTGCGGCTGAACGGCACGCTGGGTCTGGCGGTCACTGCCTGATGAGCTGGGCCAGCATGCGCGACCGCATGAACCGAGTGAGCATGCGGGCGCTCAATGACGGCCCTGCTTGCTACCAGGACGCTTCGGGCATGCACGATGTGCCCGAGGTGATGGTTGACTTCAACATTGCCCGCACCGGCCCTGAAGGCGTGTTCCTCACCGAGCAAACCGGCATCACCTATCGCAAGCCTGAGCTTTGCGCGGTAGTGCGCGGCGGCGTATTCATCTTCGACAATCGGCGGTTTACGGTTGAAGAAGAGATTGCGGATGACGGCCTTTTCGTAACGGTGGCCTGTATGGAGCAACGCCGATGAATATTCTGACCCTTGGCCGTAAAGCGCTGATAGGAAGGCTCGGCGAAATCACCCAGTCAAACGGCTACCGCACTAACGCTGGTCTGAATGTGCGCAGCGGGTGGTTCAACGAAGTCATCAAGGAAAGCACCAGTAGCTTCCCTCTCATTGTTTTACAGAAAGCCAGAGATAAGGACCCGCTATGCCGTGCGCAAGGTATGCGAAAGCACACCGGCTTTAGAGTGGTGGCAGCCGTCAGTGCAGGTCTGGATGACTACGAAGACGTGCTCGATGATCTGGAGCTGGACCTTATCGAGTGCCTGATGCCAACCGAAGGCGTGCCGCTGGGCTGGACGCCGGCAGGAATCCCTCAATTGTCTCTCGGCGCAAGCGAACAAGTACCCCCTGGCGAGGGCCTAGCTGCCGGCACCGTGGTGCTGCCCGTTTATCTTCACACCCTTATTGAAACCCGTTTATCGAGGTAACCCCCATGAGCAAAACCCCAGCAAAGGCTGTTGAGCGTAAGGATTACAAGCTCAGCGCCGCGCACACCCATGGCGGCAAGGATTGCGCCGCAGGCGACACTGTCTCGCTCACCGCGCGGCAGGCTGCATTCATCAAACACAAGCTGGTCGGGCAAGACAGCAAAACCGCAAACCCAGCCGAGGCAGTAGCCCCGGCAGTGCAGGAGGGCTAAGCCATGCCATGGGTAAAAGAAACAGCCGTTATTGGCGGCATGACCAAAATTCGCAAGGCTGGTAGCGGCCTTCCGTTCACTCCAATCGGCCTTTGCTCCACTGTGCAGCAAACGCACGAGACCAATGAGCTGCGCCTGGAAGATACCACTCAGCCATTGGGTGGCACTTACGACAAGCTGGAGAAAATCACGCAGATGGGCATTCAGCTCAACATGCGCGAGATCTTCAGTCGTAACTTGGCGCTACAGATTTACGGTACCGTCTACGATGTGCCGAGTACCTCCGTTACCGGTGAGACGCACATCGCCGAAGTGGGCGGCACCTGTAAGCTGGACAAAATGCCGCTCACGATTGAATCGGTGGTGGACGCAGAAACCGGCGCTATCGAATATGTAGAAGACGTCGACTGGATGCTGACCGGGGCAGGCTTTGAAGTGCTCGACGGTGGTGACCTCGCTACGGCGATTGCTGGCGTGACAGAAGGCGAGAGCTTTAGCGTAGAGGTGGATTACACCTGCGCCGATTATGACGAAATCGAAGCCATCACCGATTCTGGCCAGGAATGGGAGATCATGTTTGAAGGCGCCAACGCAGTCGGCACCAAAGGCAAGATCAACGCCTTCTACTGGCGCGTCCGCTTTGGCCTGGCTGAAAGCATGGACTTCATCAGTGTGGAAGACTTCATGGGGCAGACTGTAACGGCTGAGGTGTTGGCTGATTCAGGCCGCGGCGTTGGTCGTAGCGCTTACATGAAGATCAATAAGCAGAAGAACGTGCCGGTTGCTGCTTAGGCTGGCTTAGCCCAAGGAGGGGCGCTGTGCTAGATTCCTCCCTATCAATCATAGGGAGGGACTCTGATGCGCTACCTGATTGCCATTGTGATGGCATTAGCAGCCAACAACGCGCTGGCTGCTACCGTATTCAAATGCGAGCTGCCGAATGGGCAGACGCAGTTCTCTGATCAGCCCTGCCCGGGTGACGTTGAGAGCGAGCAGATGGAGGTGACTCACGAAAAGAGCGGAGTTAATTTATCTCCTTCAACCGAGCACCTTGAGTTCCAGCAGCGGCGCGATATAGATCGTGAAAGACAGAGCATTCAGCTGCGCCGCAGTTCGACGGCAGCTCAAATGGCTAGTGCGCCATGTCGCACTTTCAATAGTAGCGAGCTGCGCACGCTTATCATTAGGCATAATGTGGTTAGCGGCATGAAGAGGGCGGACGCCTTGCGTGCTTGGGGATCTCCTACGCGCATTAACGGAGACCAGCATGCTTACCACTGGGCGAGGGGTGGATCATCTTATTTCTACGTTAGAAATGGGTGCGTAAATACAGTGCAAGGTCAATGGGGCGGATAGTCCTTGATGTGGTAAATTTTTTCATAAGACCATCAGGGAGGAATCCATGAAAATCATTGGCGGTTCGTTTGGGCTGAAAGGCCACGCTTTCGTGGCAGGCGACATTTTTGCAGTAGAAGGCTCAACCAAACAGGACTATCGTGCAGACGAGATAGTCTCGGTAAACGCCAGGATTGAAAAGAGCAGAAAGTTTGGTGTTCTGGGCTTTATTACTGGTGCTTTGCTGTTCACCGTGCTTGGCAGCCTCCTGCTTGGGCCGCTTGGCGCCGTCTTAGGCTTTGTTATATCTATAGCTGGGTCTTTTTATTCGAACACAACCAATATAGTGGATATTGAGTTTCGCGATGGCAAAAAACTGTCTGCAGAGGGTTCGCCCCGCGCGATAGGAAAGATTACACGATTCGCGAAAAACTGATTTTTGAAGTTTCACAAAACCCGCTACGGCGGGTTTTTTATTGCCTGGAGAAAAGTATGGCCGACATCGGGAAAACCGTAGTGAAGAAGATTGGCGAGCGTGAAGTGATTTGCCGCGAGCTTACAGTAGGCCAGGTGCGGGCATTGATCGCCAAGGACTGCAAGCAAGACTTGGCCAATGTTGGACTAATGGGCGACATGATGCTGGAAGATGTAGAGGTGTTTACAAACCTCAGCCCTGAAGAGGTCGATGCGATGCACCCAAGCGTGCTGGCAGACGTGGTAGCTGGCTGCAAGGAAGCAAACCCGCATTTTTTCGCGATGCTGGACAGGCTGAACACGCCGCGCAAAACAGCCTGAGCCAGCTTGATAGTGTTATTTGCAGCCTGACGGTGCTCGGTCACCACCGGGTGCTTGATTACCCCTGGTCTCTCTTCCTGCGATCCCTCAAAGGCAACAAGTGATGAATGAAGTCGAGCTGAAGCTTACCGCTAATATTGATGAAGCCACCAAGGATGTAGCGCGCTTCAGCAAGGAATACCAGCAGATGGCCCGAGCGGTAGAAAGGCCGCTGCGCCAGGTGAATAGCTTCCGTGATTTGCAAGAAACGCTGCAAGGCACCCAGCGTGAACTCAAAACAATGCGAGAACGAGTGCGCGAGCTGGGTGGAGAGCTAGCTCGCACTGCGAATCCGTCTAAGCAGCTGCAAAACGAATACCGAGCTGCAGCTTCCGAGCTGGGCAAGCTTGAGCGAACTGAAGGTGTGCTTACAAATCAGATCGCGCGGCGCCGCGTTGAATTGAAAGCAGCAGGGGTAGATACCCGTAATCTGGCGGCAGAGCAAAATAGGCTTGCGGCTGCCTTGAAATCTGCACTGTCGGCGGGTAGAGCCGATACTTCATTGCGTGATGCGCGCAGCGCGCTGGGCGTGGGTGAGATTGAGAACGCGCAGCGTGAGCTGGTCGAGCTGCGGCGTCAGTATCAGCTTGTCACTAAAGATGGGAATCTTTCCGCTACCCAGCGTGCCGAGGCAGAGTCCAACTATCGCAAAGCAGTTAGTTTATCACTCTCCCAGTTGCGCGTTCTTCGGGAGGCAACGCGTAGCACTGGAATAACCGCGGAGCAAGCCGCCCAGAAAATCATCCAAGAGCAACGCCGAGTGCGCTCTGAATACCAGCAAACGACACTGGCAGCCCGCAAATCTGCTCTAGAATCTGCGCGTAATGATTTAGGGGTAACACGTTACCGAGCACTGAAAACTGAGTTGAAAACAACGCGCACTCAGTACGAGCTGTTAAAAAACGCGGGGATGTTGACCACCCGTGAGCTCGCTATAGCTCAACAGGCAATGACTCAGCGTGTTCGTGAGACTCAGCGGGCTCTTCGGGATCTAGCTGCAGAGCAGGATGGGCAGGGCGAAAGTGGAGGACTGGATCTTTCATCTCTTGGCATTGCCGGCCCAATCGGTGGGGCTTACGCATTATACCGTTCTATTAAAGGTGTCTCTGATATTACGGATGCCTACAGCCAAATGAATGCGCGTTTGGCCCTGGTCACTGAATCTCAAGCAGAGTTCAATGAGGTTCAGCAACGCCTTGAGCAAATTGCCGTCGCGTCAGAATCGCCACTTGAGTCATTGATTACACTGTACACCCGCATATCAAGGCCTCTGAAAGAGGCAGGCAAAGATCAACGCGAAATACTGGCCATTACTGAAGCTGTGGCATTGTCTTTCCGCGTATCTGGTGCCAGCGCAACCGAGGCAGAGGCGGGGGTCATTCAGTTTTCGCAAGCACTGGGTGCGGGCGCACTGAGGGGGGATGAGTTCAACAGCGTGGCCGAACAGGCACCACGCCTAATGCAAGCACTGGCTGATGGAATCGGTGTTCCAGTTTCGGCGCTGAGAGACATGGCCAAAGAGGGAAAGCTTACCGCAGACGTTATATCGCGTGCCTTGATGCCACAACTGGAAGTGCTGAGGGCTGAGTCTGAGTCTCTCCCTGGGACCGTTGGTGGCGCGTTGATTCGCCTTACAGATGCCTGGAATAAAGCGATTGGTACGGCAGATACTACACCGCTGATCAGTGCCATTGATGACCTCAACGCCACAATAAGCGACCCTAGTGTTATGCAGGGCATTCTAACGGTGGCAGGGGGGATCGTTACGCTCGCAACCGCCGGTGCTTATGCAGTGTCGGAATTTGGCGAGTTTGGCACCCGGCTGGGGTATATCGCCGCTGCAGCATCAGGTGCTACTACCGAGCTTGATGGTATTGAGCAGCGCTTGAAAGATATCGACCGAGGCCTTTCTGGAACGGGTTTAAATCGCACCCTAGATAGCTTTATCTACACCAAGGAAGAGCTTCAGAAAGAAAAGGAGCTGCTGCAGGAGCGCCGTGAGACTTTGATCGCTGAGCTAACGGGCATGAACCAGGCGGCGTCACAACTTGGTGATGAGGCCAACCAAGCGGCAGAACAGGCGCAGGCTCGAGCGCTGGAGGCCCGCCAAAAATACGTAGAAGCCCTAAAGCAATCTCAGGCTGAAGAGCTCAAGGCATCCAAAGAATCACTGAAAAAACTCTTGGCTGAAGAGAAAAAGGCTAACAGTGAGCTGGAGACCATTCGCAAAGAGCGGCTGGATATTCAAAACCGCTATAAAGAGGCGCTGGAAGGCTTGGGCGGCGGTGATGGGCCAAGCTACGGCGCGGCGCAAACACTGAAAGTTGGCGCCCGTAACGCGCTGCAACAGGGCGACGTTGAAGGCGCTCAGCGGCAAGCACGTGAAGCGCTGAAGATACTGCAGGAGTTGGACCAGGCCGGTGAAAATACCTACGGCTTCGAGGGTTTTATCAAAGAGCTGGAAGGGCTCGACTTAGCGGCCAACAAGCTGCAGGAAAACAAGGCGGTTGACGAGCTTGAGCGCATCAACGCCGCCATTGTTGCTGTAAAAGAACAGGCCGAAGCACTCAAGGATCTGGATGTAAGCGTAAAGCTGGACGATGCAAGCCTTCAGGCTGCCAAAAACCAGCTGGCTGAGTTCGCTAGAAGCGTGAACGGCACTGAGTTGGTGATCCCCATTCGTACCGTCTATTCCGACGGTACAGTGGATGTCACCGACATTTCCGACCGTTTTAGAGGTGGCGAAAGCTTGGGTGGCTTTGCCGGTGGCGGCTGGACGGGGCGGGGCAGCAAGTACCAGGTAGCTGGTGTGGTGCACGCTGATGAATACGTACAACCAAAACACCGCATGCAAGAGCCTGGCGCGCTGGCCTTTATGGAGGCATTCCGCAATCGCGGTATGTCTTTGCTGCGCAACGGCTATGCCGATGGCGGGCTGGTAACATCCCCGCGCAACCTGCCCGCCATACCCCAACTGGCGCCCAGCGTCAGCGGCCAGGGCAACGGCCTGCAACCGCTAAACCTGACCATGCCCAACGGCCAAACCTACGAGCTTAGCGGTCAGCCGTCAGTGCTCGAGCAGTTTGGCAAGGCAGTGGGCACCATGAAACTCAAAGGGAGAAACCGCTAATGTCTGCACCCTTTGTGTTGGGCGGGATTGTGGTGCCGCTGCACGCGGGCGTGCCCGATGTGACCTTTGGTGATGCGGGCGGCTATACGGACTACACCCTGTCTGAGGGTGAGCAGGTGCGCGCCCGGCACTTTAAGAAACACCTGATTACCATCACCGGCTCTGGCTGGATGGCTACGGGGTTGGACGCGCTGGACTGGGATGCCAAGCATGTATTGCTGTGCCCCAAGCCAAAGCGGGTGGCCACCACCAGCACAGTGGTGAGTATTACCACTGATGTAAGGCCCGATGTGCCGGTGTTTTGCCATGCTCTGGTTGGGCGCTCGTGGGTACAGACCCCGGTTGCCATGGATGGCCGCGAGGCCACCATCACGCCCGTGTCCGGTGCCAGCCAATACAGTCTTGGCTGGTACCCGATGTTTACCGTGTTATGCAAACCGCCAGAAGACGCCAACGCCGGTGGCGGTGTTTCCTGGCAAATCAACGCCCGCGAGAGTTAAACCATGCTCAATGCTTATCCGCTCAACAGCGTGCCGCTGAATGGGCTCTCTGGTGGTGCGCTACCGGAAACGGTCGTAATTGAGCCCGGCGACAGCTTTGTGTGGTCGCTGGTGATAAAGGTGGGCGGTGAGGATGTGTCCGCTGCCTGCCAGGGCTATAGCGTGAGCGGTTCTGAAGATGGCGACCTGGTTGCTGCCTTCACCTGGCAGTTAGGGCCAGATCCTGTGGATCTGCGCAGCTTTGCTGGGCGCAGTGTCACCATTGATTTTGTGGTGCATGGCGATCCGGACGTTGTAGATCGCCGGTTTACCGGTGAGCTGGTTGAGCCTGAGTTTGATGTGCTTACGCGGCTGCTCAGCTGCCAGGCGACCACTCGGCTCGAGGATGCCTTTGAAGCAAAAGAGCATGCAGAAATTGATGCATTTGTGGCAGGGCGTTGGTCTGCTGATGTATTTGAAGAGCGCGAAGGCCGTTCACGCTGGGATTACACGCTTGAGCGCTTGAGTACCATAGATGCCAGCCTGAGCGTTGGCCGCGATGGGGAGCCGAGAATCACGAGCTGGAGCCCGGCAGGCGTGGCCTTTGAGTTTGCCCAGGGCTCAGCCATTTACGAGTCGGCAGACGTGGCGCTGGGCAAACTCAGCGATACCGTCAACGTGTTTGAAATAGAGCTGGACTACCGTTACAGCCGTTACCGTCAGCGCAACCAGTCTTACTCGTGGTTGCACCCAGGTACCGGCGGTAACACCTCGTTTGATGGTTTTGCGGCCTGGCGTGCAGACTCAACCGAGTTGCCAGACGTAGAGATGATCCGTGAGGCCACGCGCAGCGCTGGCTGGTTTATTCGTAACGAGCAGTTTTTCCGGCTACCAGGCTCGCTACCCAACATAGCTGCGCCCTGGTACAACGAAAACACGGACCTATTACTTGGCGCAGATTGGACTGCAAGCAAGCGTTGGGCGCAGCGGGGAGTGGAGCAGTACCGCATTCGGTTAGAGGTGCCTAGTGGTGTAGCAGCGGTGGGAGAGGTGATTGAACGCCAGCGCGTAGTGCTCGATACCGATACAGATGGCGACAGCTTGTGGGAACAGAGCGGCGACCCAGAAAACACAGCAGCCACCGACTTTTCCGAACTGCCGTTGCGCGATAGCGATCGCTTGCAGCTGGCCTTGGATACCATCATGGCGGTGGGTCGTGTTGCGATTCTCAAGTCGCAGCGCGCCAACCTCGTAACCTGGCAGGTGCCGCTTGCTCACGCCCTTGGAGTGGATTTTGGCCAGCGCTTGCGGCTGTACGACCGTATAACCGCGACAGGCGTAGTGACCTCGCTCAGCGAACAGGTTGATGTTGAGAGCGGAGCGGCAGATCTCACCATTGGTATCGCGGTGAGTGAGGGCACGGTTACCGCCCCGTCAGACGCGCTTGTCGTGCCGCCGCAACCGATTTTTGTTGATGACCCAGGCCCCTCAGTTTCTCCAACACTGCCTACCCAAATTGGGTGGCGCAGCACGGCGCCGGAGTACGACGAAGAGCTTGAGGGCTTCTCTGGCAATTACAGCGTACCCGATGCCGCCGGCGACACGATGGAACGCTACCCACGCCGCTTTGCGGTACCTACACCTGAAATTATCGCCCAGTGGCGTGATGAGGTGACTGCTGAATCAGCGATCACCTATCGAATCGCACCGCCGGCAGACACGCTGGAGATATGAAATGGGCTCAGCAAAAGATCAGCGCATTAGCGAAACGCTCATGCAAAACCTGGCCGAATCTATGCCGCGTGAAAGGCCAAGCCCAGCACTGAAAAGGGAGCGTAAGCGCGGCGGTATAGCCGCAAAGCGCGGTTACTTTGAGCGCCAGTATCAGCCCGGTACCGGCGAAACCACCGGCGGCATTGCAAGCCCCCTTGAAGAGGTGAGCTACAGCAACCGTCTTTACCACACCAGTGGTATCCCCAGTACTGATGGGCTCTTTGTTTACCCGCTGCTGAGCAGGTTGCAGCTAGAGGACGATAACGGGGCGCCTGTAACGATTTACCTTGCAGGAACCTCGGAACCAACACCATGAGCACAGAGACGAATAAACCGCTGTGGGGCTGCCCGTGGCACGGCGTGATCCGCCGCGAGTTTGTTACGCCGCCACCGGGCATCAGTGGGGATCAATATCTATCTTCTCAGCAAACGATGATGCTGCCCAGCGGGGCAGAAATGCCGTGGCCGCAGAGCTCCGATATCTACACATCCAACATTGCGCACCACGGAACCGTATTTATGCAGCGCCTGCCGGGAGCTGCGCAAAGCACTGAAACGTCTGACGAGCAAGCTGCAGATGGCATGGATTGGCGTAATTACGCGCTTGTGTCTGGAGGGTTCCAGTCGGAGGTGCACGGCAAGCGCCTGGGTAACCTGGCTTGGTTCTATTGGGACGCGACCATGGGCTGGCCGTGGAAGTTAAATCTCTCGGTCCGGCGTATCGACTCAATCAATGCGTTCGACTGCGAGACGTATGATCTGACAGTGAGCGCGGACCCATCAGGATTCGTACTCAAACCATGGCCTGGCTTTGATAAAACGGTTCGGTTGAGCGCCGAGCAAACCGCCGAGTTCAGCCGCGTTGGCTGGCAGAACTCAGGGCTACGCTACTGCATCGTTGATGCGGTAGCAGACGGCAGCAAAATAATCATCGGGGTATACAACGCACTTAACCGTAGCCTCCGCGAGCGCTCAGACTCGATGACGGTGAATGATGTCACAGCCCTCGGCTTCTGGCTGCTTGAGGTCGCCGGCAGCCCGTTTGCAGGCGGCCTTGATTTTGATCTGCAAGCAACAGAGCTCGCAACACGCACTGCATGCTTGGGTAGTGTTAATTATACGCCGATGCCGACAGGCTCAGTCACGGTCAACGTGTATTCGCCCAACGACCTGCAGGGCTTCAGGATTGATTCGCCTCCCGGCCCTTACCCGGAGCCTTCAAGCACCCCTTTGCCGATTGTATCAAGGTCATTTTCCACGACCGAAGAAATTGGCGTTGAGACGCGGAGGCTTCTTGGGAAAGTGGTTGGATACTGGTTTGACGATCAGGGTGAGCCTGCGCCGGTGGTGATAAATCGCGTGGCTACGCGCGAAAGATCCAGCAGCTACAGCGAGCAGATAGTGGACAACAGTCTGGTTATGGTGATCGACAGCGAGGGTGCCACCACTTACGAAGGCAGTGCAGATGGGGAAGCGACCCGCACTGTCGTCGAGATCAATATTGATCAGATTGAGGTTTCTTGGGCTGGCCATGCGCTGGTCGAGCAATGCACGCACACCCGCACAGTCCAATACGACTGGCACTATCAAGCCAAAGATGGCTATTTCCCGCCACCCAGTGCGGCAGGTGCATTAACGGTTACTTACACCGTAGAGATGGATAGCCCGGCGGGGCATAGTCAGGAAGGGCCAACAACGCAGCAGCTCGGTAGTGCCAGTGCGCCAAATGGTCTGCCAGCCGCCGCGAGCGATTCGTCAGCAGCCGCGTACGAATGCAGTCTGGACTCATTTCCAACGCTGATGCGGTGGTGCGACAAGGCCTTTGGTGTCGTATGCCGGGCCAACTCGAGCGAGATTGGGGTATCTCGAGTGCTGACCCCTGGTGGCAAAAAAGGCGCGGCGGGCACTCACCCGGTTACTAATAAGTACGGCGCATATCAGCCGGTTACCGGGGAAGTGCTGATCGCTGAGCGAAACCCCGTTCGGTTTACTTGAGGACTCCAAATGCAATTTTTGAATAACTGGCTCAGGCCGATAGCCCTGGCAGCGGGCGAGGCGAGCGCTTCACTTGACCTGCCTGACGGGCAATACATGTTAACGCTGGCTGATAGCGAGACCAGCGCTACGCGGTGGGAGGTTGTGACCGCTGATGTCGTCGGGGGGGCTGCCGTGCTGCAACGGGGTCAAGATGGCACGGATGATTCAAGCTGGGAATCTGGCAGCGTCATTTATTGCACGATGACAGCAGGGATCCTTCAGACGTTGTTTAGTCGCATTGATTCTTTGGAGTCGCGTGTTGGCGAACTTGAAGCAATTGCCGCTGGGCGCCTGACGATTGAAATCGTGTCCGAGGTCGTTCCTTTTGATCAGACCTTGAGCGGGTGGCTTGATGGCGCTGCCGGCTCTTTGGTGTCAGCTCCGACCGAGCTTGGCGGTGTTGCTGTGTCGTTTTCTGCGACTGCGGTTCAGCTCTCTGATGGGTTGATTGCGATTATGATTCAGGGCACTGCGAACGCGGATATTTCTGGCCTAGCATTCACGCTTGATGCGCCAGGGTTCGCGGGGGTTTCGGTCACTGTAGAGCAAGCGCCAGGAGAGGCCGCGTTCGGCATTATGGCGGCTCCGGTGGCTGGTCAGCTTTGGCCAGACGGCCCGGTCACAGTAACCCTCACACCCAGCTAACCCATGCTTTGAGACTTAAACGCCCTTAGCGCTTCCCTGATTTAACCCATCAATACCCTACTGGAGATAGCCGCCAATGCAGCCGGCCCGTCTAGATCTGCGCGTCAATAAAGGCGCAACCTTCCGCGCACTGCTGCGCGTTATGCAGCCCAGCCTGATTTATAAAGCGATCACTGCCATTGCGGCCACGGCCCCGGTGCGGCTCACTGTGGCGCACGAACTGCCGACTGACTGGCCGGTGTGGGTAGAGCAGGCCCAGCAGCTGCAAGCGCTTAACCGCGCCCCGCTGCGCACAACCCCGCACATGGCCAGCGTTATCGATGCCAGCACGCTGGAAATCAACACCATCAACGCTGCGGGCACTAACGCCAAAGGCGGCCAACTTATCTACCAAGCGCCGCTTGATCTAACCGGCGCGACCGCTGTTCTGCAGCTGCTGGAAGAGGGCGCAGACGCTGGCACGCTGCCCGTTACCGTTAACGCTAGTGGCTGGGTGGGTGTTGACCTGACAGCCGCAGAAACAGCTGCGCTCGGCTTGGCCGCTCGTGACTACGTGCTAGACATCACCCTCGGCAGCGGCGAAGTCCTGCGCGCCTTTGCGGGCACGGTTGCCGTAGAGCTAGCAGGGGCAAGCGCCGGGCAGTTATGCAGCGGCTATGCAGTGATTGGCGGTGATCGCGGCCCGGCAGGACCTACCATCGCTAGCGCAACGGTAAACGCAAGCGGCCACCTGATCATCACCCTGGAAGACGGCACTGAGATAGACGCCGGCTACATCGGGGGTGGTGGCGGCAGCGGTGGGGCATGGGGCGCTATTGCTGGCGACATTACCGCCCAGCTCGATCTGATGGAGCGGCTTGGGCTAAAGGTCAATCAGGACACCTACAACGCCTTTGTGGTGGCCACCAGCGATGCCCTTGCTGATCGGTACACCAAGGCCGAATCTGACGCCCGATATGATGCAACTGGCACCGCCAGCGGCGCGGTGGGCGCGCACGAAGCGGCACCCGACCCGCACCCGCAGTACACGACCGCAGCCGAAGCTACCGCCAGTGCGCCGGTGCAGAGCGTGCAGGGCCGGCAGGGCGCCGTAGTCATCACGACCACTGACCTCAATCTGCAGAACGTCGACAACACCTCGGATGACGACAAACCAATCAGCACGGCACTTGCCGCAGCGCTCGACGCCAAAGAAGACGCCGTGCAGGACAACCTGTCCGCATCAGTTCCGCCGACTGTGGATAACGACGAGACCGAGGGCTATGCACCGCGCAGCCGCTGGTTCGATATCTTGGCAAGGGAGTCCTACCTGTGCCTGAGTGCAGCAACAGGGGCTGCGGTATGGGTGCAGACCAGCCTTACGCTGGATGAGTTGGGTTCCGCTGCATTACAAGATGTTAGTGCTTTTGCTACTTCTGCCGACTTGGATGCTGTAGAAGGACAAGCACAGGGATATACGGATGCTCTGAGGGACGATCTGCAAGACTCGTCAAACCCCGCCAAGGGGGCGGCGATTGTGGGGCTGTTGGGAACAAACGTAGGCAACTACCTGAGCCAGCTATTGGACAGCAAGCAGGTCCGAATTGCCGCAGGCGCTCTGCGTAATCCCGGAACTGGATGGGAGTTTATACAGGATTCGGAGCACGATCCAATTAACGCTGTTTCGGTAACAGTGGATGACAGTGTAAACCTGCGCGTGTCCTTCAAAGGCACAAATGCAAAAGTCATAGCAGGCATAGCAGTGCCTGACGAGGCATACGCTCGACACGGGCTGACTGTCGGGTGCAGTGTTGGCGTCGGCAGCATGGATATAAGAGCATTCATGCCGCTTGAGTTTTCCCTTGCAACAAACGGCACAAGCGCGCCTGTTGTCACTGCGCGAAAAGAGATCGCAAATTTAATTTCAGCCTCAAGACAGGGCTTCTCCATTCGGGTCAACCATCCGGCTGTAAAAGATGGCGGACCGCTAGTTCAGCCCTATGTCGGAGCGCCTGCGGTGTTTGCCGACTCCGTTACTGATACGACCTTCAATTTAGCTCAGTCGCTTCCGGCATCGCCTAAATACTATCGCATCAGGTATGTCAGCGGCGCGTGGCAGTTATCCACTAACGATACAGGAGCAACGCTAGACTCTAGTGCTTTTTCAAGTAACGGCAACCTTGTTGTCACGCTGGGCACCGCTATTACTTTAGGTGAAGAGTTCTTTCAGTCCGTTTCAGACAGGTATACATCTAACTGCAAGATAATTACGCCCGGCCTGAATAGCTTCACAGTAAGATTCTATGACGCAACCGGAGCTGTGCGAACTACTGCTACCGATTCCACGATGGAGAGCTATATACAGTACGGACCACCAGTCGCCGCCTTTAATTCAAGCACAACTCTCCCGGCGGGAACGTACAAGATACGACGGGGGCCAGTACCCATAGACTGGTCCGCTCTGACAAGCCCAGATAGTTACGGAGCAAATGCAAATATATGGTTTTTTGCGATTGTCGAGTACGAATAGCTTCTCTGCCCGCCGCTTGTATCATCCCCGCACGATCAAAAATGCTGCCCATTTCACACACCGCTTAGGCGGTTTTTTTGTGCCTGGAGTTTATATGCAGATATCCCCGAAAGGTCTGGAGCTGATCAAGTCTCACGAGAGCCTGCAGCTTGATGCGTACTTGTGCCCCGCGAAGGTCTGGACGATTGGCTATGGCCATACCGGCGACGTGGTTCGTGGTCAGCGGATTACCGAGGCAGGGGCCGACAAGCTGCTGCTGAATGATCTGCAGCGCTTTGAGAAGGCCGTGAATGCTGTCCTTGTGCCGCTGGATCAAGACCAGTACGACGCCCTGGTGTCGTTCGCGTTCAATGTGGGGGTGGGCGCTTTCAATTCATCCACTCTGCTGCGCCTGCTCAATCATGGCGACTATGCGGGCGCGGCCGGTCAGTTCAAGCGCTGGAATAAGGGTGGCGGCAAAGTGCTGCCGGGGCTTGTGCGGCGCCGCGAGGAAGAGCGAGCGCTGTTCGAGGGCGAGTCATGATTGCTAAGTACAAGCTGCTGCTGCAGGGCGGCGCCCTTGTCGTGCTGGTGCTGCTGGGGTTTGGAGTTGGGTGGAGCTGGCAGGGCGCGCTGGGTGAATCTGCGCTGGACAAGGCCAACAAGGCGCACTCTGACACGCTGGGGGAGATAGCAAGGGCAGGGCAGCGGCAACTGCAGGATCAGCAGGCGCTATTGATAGCCGAGCGCGAGCGAATGCAGGCGCTGGATACGAAACACAACGGGGAACTGGAAGATGCGAAACAAGAAAACGAGAGGCTTGAGCGCCTCTATTCTGGTGCTGATGATGAGCGTAAGCGGCTGCGCATCGCAGTCAAAGTTGCCCGCGCCGACGCTGTCGTGTCCGAAACCACAGGCGGCAGCAGCATGGGCGATGTCGCCGCCCTCGAACTCAGTCCAGAAGCTGGACGCGCTGTTTGGGATATCAGAAAAGGAATGATCGAGGACCAGGCGAAGCTGCGGTACTTTCAGGAGCTGGAGCGCGAGCGGCAACGTCAGTCGAACGGGCAGTAAATTACCTCGTGGGGGAATTTTGGTGCTTTCATTCCCCCTAGCATCCCCTAATCACGCTATAGCGGCATCAATGAAACGGCTATATATGGGCGTTATAAGGAATCGGGAGTCCGTGCCAGAGCGGTCGAAAACGGATTCGAAATCCGTCCCTTTGAGATTGCTTTGTGTTTAGCCGGAACGGCGGTAGGGTAGGCACTTCAAATGCGGCCTGACGGTTTCCCGCCAGGCCGGGCCGATTACATCTGGCCGTTATTGATCAGTGCTGTAATCAAACGCACTACGTCGCGGGCGAGCTTTATCAGCTCTACCAATCCTTTCCTTTTGGTCATTTTAAATGCCTCAGTTAAGGTGGATCTTCCGCGCCCTGATTCGGTTTTGCCAGACGGCCGGTCGTTGACAAGCTCGTACTGGCGGGCCATCATCGGCATTGCTAACTGCCTGGGCACGTCCCAGCACAAACGCAGATGACATTTGCCGTGTCACTGCTAAGCCCCGGTCCCTGGTATTAATAGGTGTCGGGGTTTTTTTATGCCTCGGACACAAGATAGTGTGTGTTTTGCAGGAGGGCAATAGCTTTATGGCAGATTGGCCCCTTTCTTGCATTGTGTATGTCATCAAACCCTTGCGTAGCGCGAGGTTGCCGCTTGTCGGTTTTTTGGTGGACTCACGCTAAACCCTGTTCGCGAACCACTCTGGCCTTGAGTGCCGTCTTTGTTTCAGCGTCCGCACCGGACTCCAAGGCATCCAGATAATCGCTATACCACTGCATCATCACGCGGCGGCCGTCGAGATAGGCGGCCTTGTCGTACACCCCTCGCAATCCGACCTTCTTGTGGGCAAGCTGCATTTCCGACCAGGCATCAGGCCAGCCATGCTCTGACAGAATCGTCTTGCATGTATGCCGCGAGCCGTGGCCGGTCATCCTCCGCTTGTATCCAGCTTGGGCGAATACCTTATTGATCGTGGCGTCAGACATGACCTGCGACTTCAATCCTTCAGATGGGAACAGGAAGCGTGACCTACCGGTGTGACGCTGCAGTTCCAGTAGATCAGCTATCACTTGATCAGGCAGTGGCACTAGGTGGTCGCGGCTCATCTTCATTTTGATAGCAGGCACGGCCCACAGCTTCGCCTCTAAATCGAACTCAGACCATTCAGCCGAACGCACCATGCCGGGTCTTGATGCCGTGCGCAGCACCATCCAGGCTGCTACCTTCGCCATAATCTTGCTGGGAGATTCGCGGAGCGCCTGCATGAACTCAGGCAGTTCTGATTCCATTAGGTGCGGGTATTGCTCAACAGCGGGCGCTTTCTCGGCAATGTCGATCAGGTTACTGGCCGGGTTGTTCTCGCAAAGCCCGCGAGCGATCGCCATACCAAATATCTGATTCAGCCAAGACCTGGCCTTCTCTGATGTGTTGTGTGCACCGCGATCTTCAATAGAGCGCTGCAGTTCAGCACACTGGCGACGGGTTACTTTATCGATTGGCGTGGCGCCAAGAGCGGGTAGGATGTCGTTATCCAGTGCATAGCGCATGCTCTTCATCGTTTTGATAGCGCGCCCATCGCGTGCCTTCTTCTCATACCAGGCTTCAGCCACCTCTCGAAATGAAGGTGCGGCTGGCGCGACTTGCTTCGGGGCGGCTGGGTCAATGCCACGATCAAGCATATCTGAGAAGGTGAGGGCCTTAGCTCTGGCACCCTTGGCACTTACGTCCGGATAGGTTCCAAGACCAAGCCACGACCACTTGCCGCTGGCAGGTTTCTTGTAACGCCACTCCCACCGCTTACGTCCAGACTGGTTAACGACGAAATAAATTCGGTCAATTCCGTAGCTTTCGCGGTATTCCTTTGCCTCTGGCTCAAGAGAGGCCAGCACGGTATCGGCCAGCGGCCGGCGCTTTATATCCTGTCTTTTCAT